GACCCCTAACTTGGAAAATGGCATCACCAGCATCTTGGGTGGACTTTGTTGAAGAGATCGAGAGAGGACCTCTCACTCTCAAGGAAATCGAAGAATGGATTGCTGAATTTCAGTATCAGGGTTTTGACCCTGTGACCATACTGAAAAGCATCTGGGAAAGAGGTCAGAAGGCTGGAAAGAGCAAGGCTGAAATCATCAAGGACGTGCAAGGGATGATTGTGCTCCACTTGACTCGGGGCAACAAAGTCGAGAAGATGAAGAAGAAGATGTCAGAAGCTGGGCAAAAGGCTTTGCAGGTTCTAATCTCTGCATACGGCATCAAAGAGAAGGCAGTGAACGCCACTGATCTCACTCTTTCCAGAGTTGCCATTGTGAATGCTGGGTTGACCTGCTCTCTCTTGGAGTTTGTGCAGCAGCACATGGCAGTGACCTTGACAGAAATGGAGAGAGACTCTCCAGGATACCCGGTCCACATGATGCATGGATCCTTTGCCAGCATGATTGATCTGACTCTTCCAGATGCAACATCTAAGGACATCATCGATGCTCATCAGTTGTATCTGGTGAGATTTGCCCAGAAAATCAATCCAGCCAGCAGGAGCAAGACCTTCAAGCAAATTGTTGAGGACAACAAACAAACGCTGAAGGCGGCAATGAGCAGCACCTTCATCTCCAACAAGGTGAAGCTGGACCACTTGAAAAAGTGGGGGATTGTAGACCAGCACTCTGTGGTATCTGACGAGACCAAGGAGGCTGCCAAGGTCTTCCGCAAGCTGCTGGGTGCCGCCTAAAGCAGCTTTGACATTTATCATCTCATACTAACCCACTAACCTACTAACCCATTAATCACCTCACCTTACAGTGATGGCCAATCACAACCCCAAGCTGGATTGAGAGAAGCAGTCCTCAGATCTTCCCATTCTCTATAATGCTCAGTCAAATCAACTTCATTAGGAGGCTTCTTCATGTTTTCTAGATCTGAATGGAATTGCAGCCATAAGAACCTAGTTTTAGATCTCTTGGGTATTCTCTTATCACGCTCTTTGACTCGGCACAGTGTCAAGTACCTTTTCAAACTAAGTTTTGACATTCTTCTGTATCTTTCTTGAAGATCCATCAACATGAGTGTCGAAATGTCATCAAATAAGCTGAACCCATTGATTTGCATTTCACTCAACCCACTCTTATCAATCCGCTTCCTTATCTTATCAAAGAGAGCCTTCAGGAGAGTGTTCTGATCAATAGTCTTGTAAAGTCTCTTTCTGGCCTTTTTATCAACTTGTCCAAAAGCCACTGTGAACAAAACTGGCTTAACCTGATTCCAATCCAACTCCCAACCTTCTTCATTATACTTGATTAGCCTCAGATGGTGGGTATTTGGCGTGGAATAAGGCCAACCCATGCAGCGCAGGAGTTCTCGATCAAGACATTGGGGCCTCTTCCAATCTGCTGTGGCTAGACGAAACACTATCCAGTCTTGAACCAGTGGCACTTGACTAGGTGGCATGATAACTCCAGTTGTAAAGCCTGTTATCCCTATGGAAGCTGGGAGAACTTTCATGTCCAACATGTCCCATAGACTAGGGTATATGGCGGGTCCTCTCCAAATGGTGAAACCTTCAAATGGTCCGGTGTTGGAAATTGTTAACTCATGCATTATGGTTAGGGGGTCT